TGTAGGTATGTCCACATATGTTGAAGAAGCCATAGAATTGCTTGAAAAATCAGATTTCGAACCAAATCGAATATTGTTGTTTTCAGATATGCAAGTTTACTCCCAAAGTGGGAGTGACAATGCAAGACGAAGCATATCACACTATTTAGAAACTCATAACCATCCGCATTTTTACTCCTTCGACCTTGCAGGATACGGCTCATCGGTGCAACCACTTTGGAAGAAAGGAGTTACCTTGTTTAGCGGGTGGAGTGAGAAGATGTTGAATTATATAGCTCTTTCTGAGAAGGAAGGGCTTAATATTATAGAAGAAATCAAACATAATTACTAAGAGGGGTTTTGCCCCTCTTTTTTGTACGAAAGATAAAATTGTACGAACATTTAAAAACGTTCAAAAGTAATAAAATCTTAACATATATAAGGAGGTGAAAAAATGGCTAAAGAAAGGTTGAAACACGTTGCAGTTGAAAAACTTACTCATAAAAAGCTTAAAATCTATTCGCAGCTTTCAGGAATACCAATGCACGAGTTGGCAAGCAAAGCAATAGACAAGTACATCGAAGAAAATCCTTTCAACGAAGAAAAACAAAAGATTTTTGAAAAGTGGTTAACACAAAAATAAAAGGGGACTTTTGCCCCTTTTTTTGTACGAATTCTTGAATAAGTACTATTTTAATATAATATTATTTGAATTGTTATAAAACTGTATTGTTTTAAAACAAAAAAATATTGTATAATATTGTGTAAGGAGGTGAAAAAATGTCTAGAGATAAATATAAATATGTTTTAGTTGAGAAAGATATTCATGATAAAATAAAACTTTATTCGGAAGTAACAGGCATGAAAATTTATAAAGTAGCTAGTGAGGCTATAAAAGAATATATAGAAAATCATCCCGTAAAGGATGATGAACAAATAGAAGATTTAATAAAAACAGCATGAAAGGAGATGAAAGGTATGGAAATAATTCTTTTACCTGGGAATAATTTTGTTGTGAATGAAAACTTAGCAAGGAAATATGGATATGAATTGTCAGCTTTTCTTGGCTATTTGATGTCTGTTGACGAAGCAAATAATGGTATAAAGCATAATTTACCAGGAAATAATTTTTATGCGAATGAAAATATATCATCGAAATATGGGTTAGATGTTGCTGTATTACTTGGTTATCTAATGTTTGTAGATAAAACATCTGAACATATTGATGATAAACTGTGGTTTTGCCAAACTTTAGAAGAAATTGAGAAAAGAATTGGAATGAAAAGAAGAAAGCAAGAAAAGGCATTAAAAATTTTGGAAAAATTGGGAATAATAGAGAAAAAGGTGATGGGTATACCTGCAAAACGGTATTTCAAGATAAATTATGAAAAAGCAAATGAAGTAGTATTGAATATACAAGAGAAAGAAAGGGAGTGAAGAAATGTATCCTGAAAATATATTTAATTGTTTACAAGGGAATAATTTTTATGTGAATGAAAATTTAGTAAGAAAATATGGACTCGAATTTGCAGCCTTTATAGGTTATTTAATAAGTGCCGATAAGTTTTTTAGCCACAATGGAAGTGGCCCATGGTTCTTCCAAACTATCGAAGAAATGGAGGAAAGAACAGGCCTAAAAAAATGGAAACAAGAAAAGTATTTAAAAAAAGCAGAAGAATTAGGAATTATAGAAAGAAAATTAATGGGTATGCCTGCAAAAAGATATATACGAATAGATTATGAAAAATTAGCGAAACTAACTTCTTTAAAGAAAGAGTTAGAGGTTACTATACCAGTTGGTCGGAAATTAGAAAACTTGATGGACGAAAAACAGAAACCAGTTGATTGGAAATTAGAAACCAGTTTGACGGAAATTAGAAACAATAATAATATATATAATAATATATATAATAATAATATAAAAGAAAAAGAAAATATAAAAGAAAAAGAAAGTATTCGTTCTTCTTCGAAGAACACTCCCTCTTTGTCAGAAACTTCGAAAAAACAAGAAACTTTTAAAGAATATTCAAAAGAAAAACCTACAAAGAAGAAATCTCCTAAAGCAAAAGAGATTAAAAATAAAGCTATTATTGAAGAAGTTATATCTTACTTAAACAAAAAAGCTAATAAACATTTTAGAGCTACAAACAAGGAAGCTATAAAACTCATTAATGGTAGACTTAGTGAAGGTTACAGCATATCAGATCTCAAAGCGGTGATTGATAATAGGGTTGAAAAATGGTTGAATGATGAAAAAATGAACGAATATTTGAGACCTTCAACGTTGTTTCGACCATCGAAGTTTGAAGCATACTACAACGATGTTTTGAGTACGAGGGAGAAAGTAGTGATAGCAAAAGAGCAAGAGTTTATTGAAAAGTTTAGTATAGGCATTACTCCGCCGAATTTATCACCAAAACAAGCTTTGAAAGTTTTTAAAGAAGAAAATAAAATTAATATTTTAGATGAAAATGATTTTAAAAAGCTTGAAGAGTGGTATAAAATGAAGATTAAAGAATGGAATAAGAAATTTACTGAAAAAATAAAAAAAGAGAGTGAGGTGGAAACAGATGAACGAACAAGAGTTAAAACAAAAGAGTGAAAGGAATGTTATTGCTGGAATTTTGTTAAAACCAGAGAACTTCAATGAAGCAAGAAATATACTGCGAAGCGAAGATTTTTCAGACTATATTTATCGCAGTATATTCTCTGTATGCGAAAATCTCTATAAGGAGGGTAGGAATATAACACCTGATAATATTATATCACAACTTTTGGATATAGATAATATACACGAGATAATAATTAATATAATTGAAGGAACATATGATTATATTGACTTCCTGGTTTCATGTCAAAAAGTGAGAGAGATATCAAAAAAACAGAATCTATTGAAAATGAACAAAGAGATTGAAAGTATATTGAAAAATCCTGGAGATTTAAAAGTAGATGATTTGGAAAAAGTGTATCAAAAAAGTCTTGAAAGAAACATTCAGGAAGAAATAGAAGAAAGTAAAAATATTATGGATATTTTGGATGCCGTTGTAGAAAGGAAAAAAAGGCGAGAAGAAGGCAAACCGCTGATTGAGATTGATACTGGGTATTCTTTACTGAATAAATTCACAAAAGGGTTTCATAGAGGAGACTTGATTATTCTTGCAGCAAGGCCTGGAATGGGAAAGACAGCTTTAATGCTGAATATGGCAATTAAACAGGTTAGAAATGGTGAAAAAGTTATGATATTTTCACTTGAAATGGCAATGGAATTACTTGTTGAAAGAATGGTTGCAGAAATATCAGGAGTAAGTTTGCAAAAAATAAGAGGTGGAGACCTCACGAATAGAGAATTTGATAAAGTTGTAGAAGCTTTTGATTTTTTGAAAAGTGTTGAAGATAATTTAATAATATTAGACAATAGTAACATGACAATAAATGAGATAAAGCTTGAGATTAGGAAACACAAGGTAGATGTTGTTTATATTGATTATCTCCAATTGATAAATTCTTCAAGCGAGTATAATAACAAGAATGTGGAGGTAGGAGAGGTTTCAAGAATTGCAAAAGTTATGGCTAGAGAATTGAAAGTTGCGGTTGTTATGCTTGCGCAGCTTTCACGTGAAGTGGAAAGAAGGACGAATAAAAAGCCTGTTTTATCAGATCTTAGAGATTCAGGAGAAATTGAGCAGAATGCAGATATAGTTTTATTCTTGTATAGACCTGATTATTATACTGAAATTGGACAAGAGATTGAAACAGAAGAGACAGAAATAATTATTGCAAAGCATAGAAATGGGCCAACGGGAAGCATAAAGTTATATTTTGAAAAAGAAACTTTAGAATTTATCGAATACGAGGAGGGGGTATAAAATGTCAATCAGTTATAATAAGGTAATTTTGGTAGGTAGGACGACTAGGGTACCAGAAGTGAAGATGACGACAGGAATGCAAAAAGTTGTGAATTTTACGTTGGCTGTTGATAGAGAATTTGGAAGAGACTCAGAAACAGATTTCTTCAATTGTGTGGCTTTTGGGAAAACGGCGGATACTATAGCGTCGTATGTTGGGAAAGGCGTATTGATACTCGTCGAAGGCAGATTGGAAATAGCTAAGTGGGGTGAAAAAACGGATTCACAGTTTGAGAGGGCAAAAATCATTGTGAACAATTTCAGATTCCTTGAAACAAAGAAGAGTAGGCAAGAGAATGAAACTATTGTTGAAGAAAAAAAAGAAGAAAGTTATGAAGATTTGACCTTCACCGACGATGACTTTGACAAGATTTTGAATGAAGGGTTCGAAGATGACTGAAAAACTTATTATTCCTGGGGAACTCCCGGGATTGAACGAAATTATAGCGATATCGAAGGAACACTGGGCAAAGTATGCGGAGGAAAAGCATTCTAGGACGGAAGAGATAGCATTTCTTGCAAAAAATCAAATCAAAGGGAAATATCAAATGGTAGACTTGGTTTTCACTTGGTTTTGCAAAAACAGGAAGCGAGACAAGGACAATATTATTGCAGGGCAAAAGTTTGTTATAGACGGGCTTGTTGCAGCAGGAGTGATTGAAAATGATGGATGGAAGCAGATTAGGAATATTTTTCATTATTTTGAGATTGACAATAAAAATCCGAGAGTGGAAATTATTATTAAGGAGGCGGAAGAGTAATGGATATTTTAGATGACATGAAGTTTTTGGAATTCGTTAAAGGAGTGCTTGAAGAAAAAATTCAGAAGCAAGAAGCTTTGATTGAAGCAGAGCGGTTGGGATTTTTTGATAAACAATTAGATTTTGAACTTTCAAAAGAACTTCATATGTACCAACGGTGGAGGGATGAAATAGAAACGTATATTTTGAACAAGACAATATTGGGAGATGAGGTAGAATGAAGAAAGATACTTTATTTGAATTCAATCAAGCTTTAATTGAGCAAAATAAAAAGCTTATGGAGAGCAATAAAAAGCTTGTAGAAGAAAATGAAGAATTAAGATTAGAAATAAAGTTATTAAATGAAGAAATAAATGAAATTTTGAAAGAAAGAAGGAAGGAAAAATGAGATTTTTTGGATGGGTGTTTTTAATTGTTGGTATTTTTAGTGTGCTATTAATGCCGATTTTAGGGTTGTTGATTATAATCATAGGAGCTATATTATTGTCAGTGGGATGGAAAGGAAAAGACAGGAAAGACGCCAAAAAGGCAAGGAAGTTACGATATAAAGCAGCAAAAGCAAGAATGGGAGGTGATATAGAACGGGCAGAGTATTTGGAAGTAAAAGCGAAAAAGTATGAATAGTTTTTAGCTCCCTATTTTTTTAGGGGGCTTGCTTTTTTTTTGACAAGTGTGGTATAATATGGTATAATGTAAAGTGAATATATAAATGCATATATCAAACTACAAATACAAAGACGTTGAAAACCTTTTGAAAGAAGGCAAACGTCTTTTTTTCTTTTTATAAGGGAGGAGAAATAGTGAAAATAGAAAAAATGAATATCGATGAAATTAAGTTGCCTGATTACAATCCGAGAAAAATAGATGAAAAAACATTTGAAAAGCTTAAAAGAAGCTTAGAAGAGTTTGGGTATGTTGAGCCTGTGATTGTGAACAAGAGGAATAATCATGTTGTCGGCGGTAATCAAAGGGTAAAAGCGTTGAAAGAGCTGGGGATAAAAGAAGTTGATGCGGTGATTGTAGATTTGGATGAAAAGAAAGAAAAAGCTTTGAATGTTGCTTTGAACAAAATCACCGGGGAGTGGGATGAGGAAAAATTGAAAGAATTGTTGAAAGAGTTTGATTTGGACTCGGAAGAAATAGAATTGACAGGTTTTGATATGGATGAAGTTAGCAAAATGCTTGTAGGAGTAGACGCAGAAAAGATGAATCCGTATACGTATAAAGTGGATGCGGTTCAATATGAACCGAAGGAAGGGATGAAGCTTGAAGAACTTGTTGAGAAAGAAAAATATTTTGAGCTTTTGGAGAAGATAGAGAATTCAAGTTGTGATGATGAAGTCAAAGAATTTTTGAAATTAGCTGCGAGTAGATTTTTGAAGTTTAATTTTGCAAAGATTGCAGATTACTACGCTTTTGCAAGTCCAGAAATACAAGGAATGTTTGAAGAGCTTGCGCTTGTTATTGTGGATTTTGAAGATGCGATTGCAAAAGGATTTGTGAGATTTTCAAAAAGAGTTGCTGAGTTGTACGGTGAAGATTATGAAGATGAAGAATAGAAAAAGTGCGGTTTTTATTCTTTCGCATGGAAGGCCAGACAGAGTCAAAACTATCAATATGTTGAAAAAAGGGAGATATACTGGTGACTGGTATATAGTATGTGATGATGAGGATGAGACGTTAGAACAATACAAAGAGAAATTCAAAAATAAAGTGATTGTATTTTCAAAAGATGAAGCAAAAGAAATGTTTGATATGATGGACAACTTGAATGAAAGAAATGTTGTTGTATATGCAAGAAACTATATTTTCAAGATTGCTGAAGATTTAGGATTGACACATTTTGTTGTTTTGGATGATGATTATCAAAGTATCAATTATGAAAAGTTATTTATTGTAGGCGAAAGTGAAACTGTGATTCGAAAAAGACGTCAGGTGAAAAATTTAGATAAATTGTTTGAAGTAACATTTGATGTCTTAGATGAGACTGGGGCTTTGACAATTGCATATGCGCAGACGGGAGATTTCATCGGCGGTATTGATGGATTCATGCTAAAAGGGTTTAAGAGAAAGGCTATGAATTCATTCTTTTTTAGAACGGATAGAAAAATGGAGTTTATGGGACGGATCAATGAAGATGTGAATGCATATGTGTTTTATGGAATGCGTGGAGAATTGATTTTTAGTGTTGCGTTCGTGACCGTTGCACAGTTGCCTACACAGACAAATGCTGGTGGTTTGACGGAGGCATACAAGAACTTAGGAACGTATGTGAAGAGCTTTTATACAGTTATGCTTGCGCCTTCGTGTGTTAAAATAGATGCGATGGGAAATGTGTATTATCGTTTACACCACGTTATCGATTGGGAACATTGCGTTCCGAAAATTGTTTCTGGAAAATACAAGAAGAAGGTGGTATGATGAAAGAATTCTTGAATGAAGTGTGTAAGATTGACTCGAAATCTGTTGTTGATTATAATACGTTGTATTCCGCTTATATTTTGTGGTGTATCAAGAGAAAAGAAAAACCAGCTATGGCGAAAGAATCGGGAGATTATCTTAGAAGCCAAGGATTTGAAAAGAAAAAAACTCGTTTTCAACAATATTGGGTAGGTTTAGATATTATTGAAGAATACAAAGAAGAATTGAAGAAATTGGAGCATTATCAGGAAGTGGAAAACTAACTCAATGTAAAATGGAGATGGTGAGAATGGCTAGAAAATCGAAATTAACTGAAGAATTGATAAAAGAAGCGTATAGATTGGTTTCTGCGGGAAATTATATAAAAGATATACCCCCTATCCTCGGAATAGATGATTCGACGTGGTTTCGCTGGTTAAACGAAGGTGAGAAAGCTAAAAGCGGCATGAAAAGAGAATTTTACGAGACTGTGAAAAAGGCAGAAAAAGACGCAATCGCAAGAAATGTCGCATTGATTCAACGTGCAGCGCAAGAAGGGAATTGGCAAGCAGCAGCGTGGTGGCTTGAAAGAAAGTATTTTGAGGACTGGGGAAGGAAGGAAAGAGTTGACCTTGCAGCCGATAAAGATGGATTCAAGGTAGTTGTAGAATATATTGATAAGGAAAAGCAAGATGGAAGCGAGAGTTAAGGTAATAAAGAAAATATATGCGTTTCTTCAAGAATGTAGAAAGCAGAAAGAAATAGTTGTGTACGGTGGAGCAGGAAGTGGGAAATCGTATACAGTTGCTCAATTCTTGATTATAGAAAAATTACTAAGTAACAGAAACAAACGGCTTCTTGTGACAAGGAAATACAATCCGTCTTTACGAGTTACGACTTGGCAATTGATACATGAAATATTGAATGAGCTTGAAATACCATATATGGAGAACAAAACAGAGCAAGTTTTGCAATTGCCAAGACGAAACGAAATCTATTTTCGTGGACTTGATGACGCAGAAAAAATCAAATCATCTGAATTTAATTACATTTGGATGGAAGAGGCAACGGAATTTGAATTTGAAGACTATTTGCAGTTGAAGTTGCGATTGAGGCGTGCAACAAATTCGGTAAATCAGATGTTTTTGACGTTCAATCCTGTCGCAGGTTGGACACAGAAACAATTTTTCGAGCAAGAAAGTGACGATATAGCAATTTTGCATACTACCTATGTTGACAATTCGTTCCTTGACATTGAGTATACGAAAATGTTAGAATTGCTTAAAGAGCAAGATGAAGCATACTACCAAATTTATACCCTGGGAAGGTATGCGGTATTAAGAAACAAAATATATAGCAATTATCAAATTGTTTCAAAGATGCCAGGGAGTTTTGACGAGATTGTTTATGGAATAGACTTTGGGTATAATAATCCGTCAGTGGTACTTGAAATTGGAATAAAAGATGATAATATATATATAACAAAAGAATTATACGAAACGCATTTGACGAACGAAGAACTGATAGGAAAGTTGAAAAGCTTTGTGAGAAATAAAAACGCAGAAATTTATGCTGATAGTGCAGAACCAATGAGAATAGAAGAAATCACACGAGCTGGATTCAATGTATATCCTGCAAAGAAAGAAATCAAGAATGGTATAGACTATATAAAAAGAAAAAAGATTTATATTCATGAGACTTGCACAAACACAATAAAAGAAATTCAGTCGTATAAATGGAAAGAGAAAAAAGACGGAGAGATACTGGAAGAGCCTGTGAAATTTTTGGACCATGCAATGGATGCGATGAGATACGCTGTATACACTCACCAGAACAGAGCGATGTTAGTATCGACAAAATTGTATATAGATTGAAAGAGGGGATAGAATGAGGAATCTTTTAGAATTGATGCAATCATATATGGGTATATATACAGAACGGTATTGTCTTGAAAACCATCTTTTTATTACCTACGATGAGAAAACGCAAAGACCCGAATATTCGACAAGAAAAATCATATCGTTGCACGAAGATATCATTGATACTGATTTGAATTTTATCTTTGGAGAAAATCAGCAAATATTGGTAGACAATGAACATAGCGATGTTTTGGAAGAGATACTGTACGAAAATGAATGGAATAAGTTGAAAGATTTGATTGTTTTTCAAGGTTTGGTGCTCGGAACAACGGGAGTTAGGATAGGGCGTGATAGTCAAGGGAAAATACGAATAGGATTTGTGAATTTGCTTAATCACGAACTTGAACGTGAACTTGACGAAGATGGAGATACTTTTGCGTGGCGATTGAGACATCGAGTAGATGGGAAAATGATTGAAGAATACTTTGGAAAGGATAGATACTGGCGCAAAGTTGATGATGTGCTTGTATTTGAAACTTCGAATGACTACAATGTCCCTTGGCTCTTCATTATAGCGAATAAGCCTTCACTCAATCATGACTTCCTCGGTATAGGAGAATGGGAAAACTATCGACAAACCGTAGACGAAATCAACTCCTCATATTCGAGAATGGCTGCGATAGAGGATATTTATGCAAGTCCTCGTTTTCTTGTTATCGGTGCTCAAAGTATTCAGGTGAAGAAAGAAGACAGGCTTTGGGCTTTGCCGAATGAGTCGGGAGATATCAAAATTCTTGAATATCAGGGGAATGTTTTGGATTCTATACTTAGAAAAGTTGAAATGTTGGAAAATAGTTTGAAACAAAAAGCGCCAGAACTGATGCTGAACGACTTAGGAAATATTTCAGGATATGCATTGAGGTTGAAAATGCAGAAACTTGAAAAGAAAATATTGAAATTGAGGAATACCTATTTTAGAAAATTTGAGGAAATATTCGGACTAATATATGAAATGGCTACTGGGAGAGATTATGACACGATTTATTATTCTTCAGATTTAGTTATACCTGCAAATGAAGAGGAACTGATGAAGAAATTGACTTCGCTACGAGCTATGGGCTTGATTAGTTCGAAGACACTCTTGACAGAGCTTGGATATGATTTTGACGAGGAACAAGAACTTTTGAGAGAAGAGGATATGTTCATACCTCCTGATACGCAAATCACGAGTTGATAGAATATGGATATATACTGGGAGAATTTAAACAAGTTTAGTGAACAGTTTTTACGAAAACTAATGAGGAGTCAGCGGGAGTATATAAGGCAACTTGAAAGTATACTTGATAGCGAAAAAGTACCGAACCTTGCAGAAATTCAAGATAAAGTAGCGAGAGCAAAAGAAATCAATAATCAAGTATATGCAGATATTAAAAGAGTTTATGCGGATTTTCATGAACAAGTCTTTGATACTACAGTTAGAACACTGTATCGAACAGAAAATATTGCGGGAAACTTTGACAAGATATCGTATAGCAGGTTAGAACAGTTGAAACGAGCAGGATTGCAATTCATGGACAACTACACGCAAGATATGGTACAATTAGTGGAAGACCAACTATATATATCGTATATGAATGGTGAAAGTTTTGAAGAGGCTTATAGAAGGATACAGCCGTACGGGAATAATAAAGCAAGACCAAGCGTGATGATACGTGACCAAATGAGTAGAATTTCACAAGTAGCTATACAAGAAGGATATAAAGCAGCGTACAATGCAAGGAAGTATGAATACTATTGGGAAGGGCCGGATGATGAGCGTACTACGGATATTTGTAAAGAAAGGAAAGCAAAAAATCCGTATACGTATGAGGAAATGATAGAATTGAATCCACATCCGCATATACAATGTAGGCATAGATGGGTTCGAAGATTGAAAGAAAAATAAAAGGAGGAATACAAAAATGGCAGAAGAGAAAAAGGGGCTACAAGTTGGAACTCAGGATAGTGATAGGGTTATAACCGCTCAAATATCTGGAGAAGAGATAAAAGAGGGCCAAATTGTAGAACCTGAAGAAGGCCAAGAAGTTGAGAAACAAGAAACAGAAAATCCTACACTTGCGTTTCTAAAAAAGCAGGCGGAGGATTTAGGCTTAGATGCATTGAAGATACAAAAAGCTGATGAACAAAAGTTGTTACAAATGATACTCGACAAAAGAGCGCAGCAAGCGGTAGAAACTCATAAGAGAAAAGAAGAGCAACGCAGAAAAGAAGAAGAGATGAAGAAAAACGGTGAGTTTGAAAAACTCTTGAGACAAGAAAGGAAAGAACATTTGGCTGATTTTCTCGAGACAAAGCTTGAAGCGTATAACTTGAAAGAGTTGAAAGAATACATTAATCTTGACCCATTGGTTGAAGAAGACAAAGCAGAAGCCAAAACAAAGATAACTTCAATGGTTGAGAGTATTAGTCAATATATCAACGAAGAAGTGGAAAAGAGAGTGAAAGAAAAACTCACTGAAAAAGAAAAAGGAACTTTTGCGCCAGTCACACAAGAAAAGAGTTCGAGGGGAAATGATGAACTCTCGAAGATACAAGAAAGATTAGAAGGAAAATTGTAAAAAAAGGAGTGATTTAAATGGCAGAACCAAAAGTAGGACAAATCACAAGTTACGACGTAGTTGAAAACATAATTGATTTCAGCGATATATTGAACGAGAAACAAATGCCATCGACACCATTGCTGAACAAAATCGGCATATTGAATGAACCTGTATACTCTACAACCTATCAATGGTATGATGAAGCGTTTCCGATTTTGAATACTGCTGTAAAAACTGCGTATGTTGCGGCGACAGCAAATGGAGTATTAATTGTTGATTCTACAGTAGGAATAATGGTAAATTCGGTTATAAAAGTTGATGATGTATTGTATAGAGTAACAGCGGTCAATAGTGATACTGAACTTGCAGTTACTCCTGTTGCTGGACTGGATGCAGACCATGATAGCGGAGCTGTAGTGACTATAGTTTCAAATTCTGCTTTAGAAGGAGCGGATTACGAAGATGGGCATTACAATCCGCTTATAGAGAGATTTAACTTCACACAAATCTTTAAAGATTATGTGAAAATAACTGGTACACAGGATGCAGTACGTAGAAAAGTCAGAGGAGCTTTATTAGCACAAGAAATCGATAGCAAAATGAGACGGCTTAGAGTTATGTTGGAACGAGCGGCATGGTTAGGAATACGTTCAAAACCAAGTGTTAACGATGCTCCAAGACTCATGGGTGGTATAGACTGGTTCATAACAAATGAAGATGGAATTGTGGTTACTCCTGATACAATGGCTGATTTTGAAGCGACTTTCAAAGAATTCCTCAGACTTATATACGATGTGAGAGGTAGTGTAAACGAGGCTTGGATGAACCCAGTCACAATGGAACATTTCTTGGCTCTTGGAGAAGATGCGTTGATAATTGACCAATACTCTGAGCAAGCAGGTAGAAATGTGAGAGTATATATGTCTCAATATGGTGAAACTGCTTTGAACATGTCTCCAGACATCCCACCGGATGTGATTTATGTTGTTGATACTTCGAATATAAAGATAAGACCACTCGTGAATAGACAGTTCCAGTTCGAAGAGTTGGCGAAGACTGGAGATTCTACAAAAGGTCAATTAATTGGTGAATACACGCTTGAATTCAATAATCCTGATTTAGCTGGAAAACTTGTAATACCAAGCGTTTAGAAGGAGTGATATAAATGCCTAAGTATATTATCAAAGATGGCAAAGCGATAAGAGTAGATAAATTGCAAAAAGCAGAAGAAGTAAAATCTGAAGAAAAAGTTGAAGAACAAGCTTTTGATGAAGAAAAATATTTGAACGAATATACCGTCAAAGAGTTAAAAGAAATAGCTGAAAAATATGATATAGACACAAAAGGAAAGACAAAACAAGAACTGATTGAGGAAATCAAAAATAAAGTAGGCGAATAGTATGACTAATATTGAGTATCTGCGATTCCTGATTTCTGATAGAGACCCTATGGACCAATTGTTCACAGACGATGAATTAGAAGCGTTGATAAAACAAAATACGGTATATAGAGTCATAGAACCGAAAAAGATAGACAACAGACATTTCAATATCGGGTACAAGATGATAGATGAAGGTTTTGACGTTGAAGTCGTCAATGAAAGCAATATTCCTATATCGGCAACGATAGATAGGGCAACTGGTGAAGTAGTCACTGATACAGAACAATATCGGATAAAAGTCAAAGCAAAAGTTGTTTTGTGGAATGAAGCGGTAGCAGATATATATGAAGCTATTGCTGCAGACTTTCGGAAACTATCATCGTATTCAACATCTATCAACCAACAAAACTACGATGATACGAAGGCTATATTGCTTAGAATGGCAAAATCAAAACGAACAGTGAAGGGAATGCAGATATGAACATTACTATACCGCCTGAAGAACTTGAAAGATTGCGTAAAAAGTTCGATAGTAAAACTTTTAGGGCAAAAGTAGAAGAAGTGCTCGAAGCAGCGAGTGCAGAGCTTGAAGCAGACGTTGTAGAAAATATCAACGACTACGAAATCACGAACACAGGTAGATTAGCACAATCTATTTATTCAAGGAAAATTGATGATTTGACATATGAGGTCGCTACCGATGTTAGATACGCCCCCTTCGTGGAATACGGAACGCGGCCTCATTTTCCGGATTACCAATCTATTTACGTATGGGTTGGGCAGAAATTGGGTATACGTGGAAAAAGTCAAAGTGATGTAGCATGGGCAGTTGTAAACAAGATTGCAAAAAAAGGTACAGAAGCGAGGAACTATTTCAAAGATGCGTATGAAAAGTTTGACTTCAAGAAAACGTTGGACCGACTCGAAAGGAGTTGGTTAGATGATTGAGAAAATAGAAGAATTGAAAACGGCAATATCAGGTCTTTTTGATACAGTTGAAATAAACACAGATACAGTCTTAAGCCGAGAAAACACAGCGGTTATCTACGTTGAAGGGTTCAATATCAGTTTCAAAACATATCATCTCAAAGATATTGAGCAGCAAGTTGCAATTATATTCAACGTGAAAAGTTCAGCAGAAGAAGCGTTGGCGAAAGTAGATGAAAAACTTGATGAATTGCTTGAAGCGATATTTACAGTATTTGACCAAGTTTTAAACGTGGAAATCAAGTTCAGTTATGTAGCAAATAGGAATTTGATGTTTGTGCAGTTTAAATTCAATGCAAGGTAAAGGAGGAATGATGAATAATGGCATTATATACAGGTGCAAAATCGTCCCTAAAATTGGGAATAGAAGATACATTTGGAACTGCAGCTTCTCTGAAATACAAGATACCATTCACAAGTGAGAGTTTGAACTATACGCTTGAAACTATCAGGTCTGAAGCATTGCTTGGGTTACGTGGAACAAAGTCAATAGCTCCAGGGAAAATTGGAGCAAGTGGAAGTGTGAGTTTAGAAATGTATCCGTCGTCTATTGGTGTATTGTTCTATTTGGCTTTGGGAAAAGCTATAGCAAATGTAGACCATACTCTTATAGAACCCATCGGAGTTACAGAAGATTTGCCGTCTGCAACAATCGAAGTTAGTCACGCAGGAGAAAAGTTTTTGTTCCTTGGACAAAAAGTCAATTCGTTGTCATTGACAGCAAATGTGGATAGTATAGCGAATCTGACTGTTGATTTCGTCGGAAAGAAAGCTACAATTGGTGCAGGAACAGAAGAAACAACTATGGTTGAAATAGACGACGACCCGTTTTTCTTCAAAGAAATATTGCTGTATGATGACGAAGACTTGAGTATATCTGTGGATACTATGTCTGAATTGACTTTGAATATATCGAATAACTTGAACGAAGACGACTATAGACTCGATGGGACTGGTGAGCGAAAAACAATTGAGCCAGGGCAGCTGGAAATCACAGGTAGCATGAATATTATATTTGATGCAAATCTCCTAACTGGAAAATACAAAGACTTCGTAGAATTCAATGATATAGCAATAGGTGCAAAGTTTGAGAAAGCTTCTGGAGAAAAATTCACAATAGTTCTACCTCGTGTGAAGTTGACCAATCTCACGCATGATATCGATGGACCTGGCACAATCACTGTTTCCGCAGATTACGAAGCGGTATTAAACAGCGAAGGGAAAATAATCGAGGTTAAAGATTATACAATTGTAGTTACAGATGGGAGCTATTGAGGAGGTATGACATATGGGTTTTTTCATAGATGAAACAAAGACTGAAAAGATATATTTTGATGAGAAAATGAATGTGACAAATAAGAAAACAGATCTTTGGGTTGAAATACAATCAGAGCCAAGCTTTGCGTTGATTGAAGAAATACGAAAAGCAATTCAACCGAAAAGTGTAAAGATAAATAGCAAGACCAATGATATTGTAGTAGATACAGAGAATATAGCAAACGTAGATATGAAGCTTTTGATAAGCTTGATAAAAAATTGGTCTGTTAGCGAGCCGAAAGAAAACCTGATGAAAAATGGGAATCCTCGATTTATACGAAATCTTTGGAATGAAATCTTGAAGAGATATGAAGTCAGTCCAAATGATATTATATCATGACGGAGATTTCATTATATTTAAAGAAGATACAGTTCAAACAATAATACTAAGGGAGCAACGAACAAATAGGCTTGAGGTGATAAAATTGCTAATTCAAGATTGGAGTTTAACTGAAGAAGTAACTCTAAATAATATAGCAAAACTCAAGCCTTTTTTTATAAGAGAGATATTAAAACAAGCTATTATTCCGTATACCAATATAATAAACTATTCACAAGCCAAATTAAAAAATTTCATACGTTCAACATTTTCGGGGTCAAGAGTTGATTTCTCTTTGCTTGAAGATGAAGTACAAAACACAATTTATACTGCTCTTTCATATGCTCAAAATATGTTTGACCATCGAGGGAATATGGTATTTTTACCTTTTTCTGGTGGAATTCAAGAACAACCTGCAAGCGTTATGCATGTATTGAGTGTATATAGAAGTATACTCATCGAAGAGATAAATAAAAATAATAAACGAAAGAAGTGATATAGATGGCTGCTACGACTGCAACGTTGAGTATGATTATATCTGCAAAAGATTATGCTACAAATACTTTGAATAGTGTCGGCGGCAGTTTGAATGCTCTGGAACGCAATGTTCAGAGATTAAATAGACAGTTTCAGCAATTCAGAACGGGTGTCAATCAGCTTTCTAGATATGCAATGGTAGCTGCTGGAGCTATAACTGCTGGTGTGTCTGCAATCGCTTATTTTGGGCAAGAGACAGAGAATGCTATGGCGAATGCGTCTACTATGTTTCGAGTAACTTCTGAAGATTTCAAAAAATACCTCGTTGATGATGTATCCTACTATGCAAAAAAATATGGCCAAAGTATGGAGGATATGTGGAATGCAATCTATGCTTTTGGAAGTGCGGGAGCTGAACTTGAACACGTCCCATATTTGCTTGATACCGTCTCGAAAGCCGCTGTTGCTGGTGCTGTGGATGTCGAAACAGCTTTCAACGGGGCGATAAGGCAAATTAAGGGCTTTGGGCTTGAAATGGCGGATATAGAAAGAGTATTGGCGGTCCAATTTCAAGCGGTACAAAGTGGGTTACTTACGTATGAAGAATTGGCTACTACTATTCCTGAAATTGCTGCGGCTGCTAGAACTTTAGGTGAGGATTGGGTTTCTGCAACTGCTACTTTCGCTACTCTCACAAGATATATGCCTTCTGCAAATCAAGCTGCGACTGCTCTTCGTGCTGCGTATACAGAACTCACGAAAAAAACAGACCAGCTTACGAAAGCGGGTATCAGATTGTACGAAGATGGAGAGTTTATCGGGTTTGTGAATGTTTTGGAACAATTGACGGAGCAGTTGGAGGGCAAAACAAACGAAGAAGTAGCGCAGTTCATAAACTCCCTTGGATTGACGGAAGAGGCTAACAAAGCGATAACTAACTTGGTGAACAATTTTGATGAGTTGAGCGATATAGTTGCAAATACAACTGATGATATTTCAGTATTGAACGAAATGTTCGAAAAACAGTCAAATACATTTGCTTTTAGATTTAGACAATTTATGGTTATTTTAAACGATTTAAAACAAGCTATTTATGATGCTTTTGCGGGTACGTTGGGTGATTTGCTCGTAAAAGCAGGGCGTTGGGTTCAAGGCTTGACAGAATGGATAAAACAAAACAAAGATGCACTTGTAGAACTGACAGTCGCTGTTTTAAGGTTATTATCAATTGTTATAGGATTTAATTTTCTTTTGAATATGTTTTCAAAAATGGGCGGAGTATTAGAAGCGTTGAAAAATCCGTTTACATGGTTATTCGTTGCACTGGGCGCTCTATTCGCAAGTCTCGATGAAGAACAAAGAATGAAGCTTTTTGACGCAATTATAAACGGTGTAAAATCAGTGATAAACTACATAATTGAATTAGTGAAAGTATTCCAAGAAGGAGGCTTTTTAGCGGCTTTCGAAAAGGTTTTCAAGGATTTGCTTGATTTTATAGGGAGAGCTTGGGACTTTACAGTGCGACTTACTGTAGAAGTTGTAGAATGGCTTGGAGAGAAGATTCCTGAATGGATACAAAATGGAATACAATTTATAGAATTACTTATCGATAAAGTTGATGAAAGCAACCTACCTGATTGGATGAAAGGGATTTTGAAAGGTGCTTTACTTACGGCAAAATTGGTGCTTGAACTATTTGGAGATGCGTTTGAATGGCTTTCTGGAATTTTAGGAGCTACACATGACCTTTTCATAAATCTAAAGGAAGGAAACATGAGCCCGATGAGTGCTATATTGAAGTGGTTAGAAAGTATTATAGATACCACCGTAGAATTTGCTATAAATGTGGTTTCACATATACTTGAATGGCTTTTTAGGCTTTTTGGGATGGACAAAGAAGCTGCTGTAGAGCTCGTGATGACTATCAAAGGCACGATGTGGGATTGGTATCAAACGGTAAAAGGCTGGGTTGAAAACGGGCTAACATTTGCTGTGAATATCGTATTTCGACCGAAAGAATACATGGAGGAATTACAATTACAATCAATATATAGTGAAATATACCCGTGGGTGGAAGCGCCAAAATCAATGATAGAAGAAATTGCAGAAACTATAGCAAATATAATGCCAGAACCGATTCGAGTAGCAATAGAAGCAGTAGTGACTGGAGTTGAATGGGTTGTAGAAAAAATAGTAGACGGATTCACGGCTATAATAGAGTTTTTCAAATGGATAGGTAGTAAAGTTGTAGAAGGCTTCACAGCTATTGTGAATGGAATACAGACTGCGACTACGTTTACCATTGACGTTGTAGCAAATGTTGTATCAGTGATTTGGGAGAACTTGAAAAGTGCTACAACAAGGTTTGTTGAAGGAGTAGGAGTAGTATTTGATGCGGTTGCGAATTTCTTAGGGTTTAGGAAATCTGATGAGACTGGAAATGGAATGGCAATTATTTATCCCGGATTTCCTTTCCCGGAATTGCTGGAAGAAATAGAGTTTTCGAAAGGTGGTTATACAGGCAATCTACCTACAAATGCAATTGCTGGGGTAGTTCATGGAGGAGAATACGTGATACCCGCAAATCTCGTTGAACAGAACAAGGGTATCATAACGTATCTCGAACGTCAGAGAAAAGGCTACAAGCAAGGTGGATTAGTTGGGTATCAAGCAGGTGGAATTGTAGAGGAAAATTCGTTCATAAACCAACTCTTGAACAGGATTGGAAGCTATTTCGCAACGGGTGGAATTGGAAAGGATATCAAAGGCATCTTTTCTACTCTTGAAGATGCTTTGGGGTTTATATCCGAGTTTACCCCCGAGGCTGAAAGAGAGATAGCTACAATAGAACGAACGATGAAAGAATTGCTTGGTATCACAGAAAGAACTGAAGCTGAACAAATAAGCTTGCTGGAACAATTGTTGAGCTTCTATACTGAATTTGGAACGATTATAACGAAGGAAGGCAAGCCAGGAGAATTATTGCGGCTATTCACAATCGTTCCTGAGTTGATTATAAACGGCATAAACGATATAACTGGTAATGCAATAAATAAGCTTTCAAATACAATATCAGGATGGTTTGAGGGATTGAAAGAAAGTATATCAGAAATGCAAGTTGGTGAAAGAGTAAGAAATATTCCTGTTATCGGAAATGTTTTTGGAGAAATTTTTGATGTAGTTGCAGCCTTTGCAAGTGTTTTGATAGAACCGCTTGTACTTGCAATAGGATTGCTTGAAAATGTACAAGCAATTTTGCATCCTATATCGGCTATTGTACAAAGCATTATGAATGTAATTGGACCGATGATAAATAGTGCTTTAGTGCCGTTCGTTAACATTCTTGCAGCACTTGGTCAAATGATTGGAACTTTGTTATTACCAATAATGCAGCCATTTCTAATGATACTTCAAGCGATTGGACAAGTTTTTGCTTGGTTGTACAATACAATATTCGTACCGATCGCAAGAGGACTTTACGTTATTTTTGCTTCAGTAGCAAATGCATTTGCGATATTGTACAATACTGTATCAGACGTGGTGCGAGGGTTGACGTTTGGAATAGTGAATATAGGAAAACAAGCTACAAAATCGATGGACCAAATCTTGAAAGAAGCAGAAGAGAAGTTGCCGAAAATAGACGTGATACCTGGTGATACGGGGACAAGTGCGTATGAAACACAATTCACAAGCAGTGTGCAACGTACAGGACCCGAAGTTGTATATCAAACAGTGAATATACCTATCACAGACGCTTTCATACAAGATAGTCGTTCTGAATTCAAAGCATATTTTGCAGAAATATTCAGGGAGCTTGTAGAAGAAGGACAGATTAGATTTGGATAAAAGGAGTGATGAAAATGGTGATAAGTACTGAGAAACCAAAACAAATTGCGATTTTGAATATACGAGATGACATAAAGAAAGGCAAAACGCTTGTAAAATTTGCGTTTAGGTATGCAATTGAATTGGTTACTATGGATTGTAAAAACGATGAAGGGGAAATGGTGCAAGACTTTGTATGGCAATATGAAGAATATATCGCAGAACAAGAGTTTGATTTGTTCTTGAAAGATGCTATACCAAATATACTAGCAAGCTTGTATAAAGAAATAGTACCAAAATTAGAGGCAATGCAAAGTTACATAGAAATTGAATTGCCGAGAGAATTCGACATAGAGGGTGATGAGTGATGGCTCAGATAAAAACGCCGTATGGGCTTGTATACAATACAGACGGGAGGTTGTGCACTACGTATCGTGACGATGATGTGCCGTTCGCTGGTGTGAGAAGTTTTGCTGTGGAAGAAGCTACGACGAATTTGTTTGATAATTTTGATTTGACAACTTGGTCAAAAAATTCGAATATGACATCCGAGTACTATAGATTGACGGGAGAAAAATATCTTGGATGTCCTGTTGCGGAGTTTGGAAAACCGGGAGAAGATAGAAGTTTCACTGGAATTGTTGATAGATATATATACAAAACATTTAGCGAACTAACAGAAGGGGATGTATATACTTTTTCTGTGTATGTATACGTTTTGGAAGCAGGATATCCTGGGGTACCCACTACCTACGTAAATTCTATTGAACTGAGACATACTACAGAAGTACCGACTATTTGGTTTTCTGATTTGCCTGTGGGGAAATGGGTTAGAGTTGAGTTGACGGGGACAGTTGATGCTGAAGGGCAAATACAACCACGTGTGGATGTTGACAATAGTTATATCAGACTTGCTTGTCCACAACTTGAGAAAAAATCGTTTGCTACATCGTTTGTCGATGGAAGCAGACCCGGAGGCAGAATATTGTTCGAAGATATGCAAGAGTTGGAGTATGACAATTTTGTATTCACTTGCTGGGCAAATTATAGAAGTGTAGTACCTGTTTGGCAATTTGTGACAACGATTTTCACGCCTGATAATAATTTAGCTAATGAAGCAAATCACTATAGCATACGGCGTAGGTACGATGGTGTTGTGTATCTACAAATCAATAGTTATGATTTAGGTACTGCTACAATTGGGCATACTGAACTAACAGAAGGATGGCATTTTTTCTTGATAGCAGTTCACGATGGATATACAGATTTTTGGATAGATGATGCAAAATATACCAATCGCAAATATGTAGTGAGTTCAAAAGACAAAAATATATATTTGGGGACTTGGTGGTTTGGGACGTATCCCTGGCAAAACACTATTGCAAATGTATTTGTTGGCAAATACCGAAAACCAAACGGCACTGTGATTTGGACAGACGATTATATCCGAGAAGTGTACGAAGCAAAAATACCGTTTCCTGCTCAAAGCAAGCTATCGATATATTGAGGAAGTGTTAGTATGTTTGAGAAATTGAGTGTAGATAGAAGTTACGAGCCTTTTTATCGTGATACTACGAAGCACAAGAGTATAAAAGTACTCGCAAAAATAGACGGTGAGAATTGGTACGATATAAGCTATTTTGTCAAAAAAATCACCGTGAATAACAAAATACAGTTGCTTGATACTCCCGCTATTGATACCGCAAAACTAACGGTGAAAAACGATATAAACGCCTTCACAAGCACTGTTTTCAACGATGAATTCAATCCAAATGTTGGTAAAATCAACGGTACAGTAGAGCAGGGGTATTTGAACAAGGTATGGGAAGTACAAGTTTATATCGTTATTCACGACGTTGATGGCAGAGATTGTTTAGATATGCCTGATGGAGCTATTGCTTATTTCAGGTATACATTAGTTGATGTTGTTAATGGTATTACCCCAGTAGGGTATGAGCTTAGTCCTGAAATGTTGATGGATATTGCTATTCCGTTGTTTCGTGGTTGGAAACCTGCACAAGCGATAACCGAAAAACACAAAGAAGCAGAAATAGAACTGAAAGATATTTTGTGGATTACAACGCAAAAACGCTTGAAAAATCCGCTTTTGTATACTTCGATGACTCCAAGCGATATTATCGCCGATTTGCTCAATAGATGTGGGTTGGATAGTTCTTATCAAGATTTGCAACCGCTTTCAACTACATTTGACGTATTCATAGCTGAGCAAGACAAGTCGTATTGGCAAGTTATACAGCAAATTTGTGAAGCTACGGCAGCTATTATTTCAACTGGGCCGGATGGGAAGATATTGTATAGAACACGAGTTGAAAACTTCACAGACCCAGCAATAGCCTTGACTATCAATCAAGAAAACTTTTCAAAATATAATCTCGAGCAAAAAGCGAAATATAATCAACTCAAAGTTGAAAGTGAAGGGTATGAGATAAGTTCTTCAAATCAAGACTTGCTTGTGGATACAACGCTTACAGGAGACGCAGCGATAATCAAAGCAGGGCAAACACAGAATTTTGAGTTTGAGTATACATCGGAGTTTGCAAAAGATTTTGCAAATACTGTGTTTATCACTGTTATGCAAGGAGATACAATCGTCGACAATCTTGGAGCGTTTTCTGAAGGAGACGGTGATGGTTTTATACGTCTGAATAAACTCACAGCCTATCCCGACAAACTTGTTTTGAACATTACGAACTTAGCGTCAAGCGTGGATTATACGATATCGCAAGTACGGTTTAGAGGACGGCAAATCAAAAAGCTTAGTTTGAACACCGTTGAAGAACCAAATATAACAGACGAGCCCGATAATGAAATTTCAATCAAGTCTTATTACAGCGATACAAGCGTTTTGAGCAATATAATCGACGCTTTGAAGTTCAATATAAACAAAGATATAGTATTCAAACTAACTTTGAACGAATTTTATCCTGATATATTCGCAGGTAATTTAGTTAATTTCAATATACCCCTAAAAGGTATAGCAGTAGGAACGTTTATAATCGAGCAAATCAAACACATTATCAACGATGACTTGAGCTACAATACCGAACTTGTGTTGAGTGAATGGAAAGATATTGTATTCGACATAAGTAACAAAGAAGTTTATAAAAGCACGCCTGTTGAAGTTATCACCGAATCCTCAAACCAAAGCCAGATAGAAGAAATTGTAGGAAGTATCACTGAACTACAAACCGATATGCAAGAACAGCAAGCTATCACAAGCCATCTTGATGGTAGAGCTCCCTATACCCCTACAGGGTTGATAGTCACAACGGAAGTAGTCAATAGGGAGTCAGTTTTGAAAGTGACATTCAATCCAAATACTGAAACGGACCTGCTCGGATATGAAATAGCATACTCACAGGATGGTATTTGGTGGCAATACAATACTGTATCAGAAACAAGTGTATATATACAAGTTATTGGAAATACAGAATATTTCGTGAAAGTGAGAGCTTTTGACGCAGAAGGCAAAAAGTCAGCATGGACAAGTGTAGAAAATATCGTATCAGCGAAAGACACTATACCTCCTGAAGCGCCTACTGGACTAACCGTTGAACCGCTATTCCAGAAAATAATAGTGAAGTGGACTCCAAATACTGAACCCGATTTGGATAAATACAAGGTAGAGGTATCACTTGATAACTTTGATACTCTCAAAGATACTATATATACTGACTCGAATTATATCGTATACGGTGGAACGACGAATACCACATACTACTTCCGAGTATTGGCAGTTGATACAAGCAATAATCAAAGCGACTACAGCGAAGTCGTCAGTGCGACAACTACAGCCGTATATGATGAAGATTTAGAAAGCACTATATTAGACGGGTTACAAGCGAATTTAGAAGAGTTGAATACAGTCACGTTGCCAAATCTTCAAACTGAGCTCAATAGCAAACTTGACGATTTACCAAATGAAATCACAGAAACTCATATCGCAAACAATAGCATATCAGCTCCAAAAATACAAGCAAATGCAATCACATCGGACAAAATATTAGCGAACGCCGTTACCTCAGCAAAGATAGCGGCAAGCGCTATAACAGCTGAAAAAATCGGAACTAATCAAATAATCACAAATTCAGCGAACATCGCGAACGGAATAATTGACACAGTGCACATTAAAGATGCAGCTATACAAACAGCAAAAATACAAGATGCGGCAATCACAAATGCGAAAATAGCCAACCTTGCAGTAGACGATGCGAAAATCGCAAATTTGGACGCAGCAAAGATTACAAGCGGATACATAGATGCAGATAGGATAGATGCAAATTCAATCACTGTGAGCAAACTTGTCGCAAAGCCAGCTTTTTCGCTTCCCGAAGGCGCAATAGCGTATTTTACTGACTCACTTGTAGACAATGTTTCAGGAATTACCCCAGTTGGGTATGATGAGATAAACTTGTCGTCGAAGATAACACTTACACCCGAAAATGCACCGGAAGGTAGTGTAGTAGCTGACTTGCTTGCTGGAAATGTAATTACAGCAGGCAAATATATTCAAGCTGGAACGGCAGACAGAAATTACAAGCTCGATGGAACTCAAGGACTTATTAGAACGATTGGAAGCAATACATATAATATTTATAGTTATGTTACAAGTGGTGAAGTTAATTTTAATGGATCTGGTACTTATAGGGACATTAATCTCTCTTCTTTTGGTTTAACTGATTATATAGCAATTTTAACACAAATTAAAACGCAATTTTGGAAAAGTTCTTGGGCTGCAACGGAAAATAGATATCTTACTTTAGATTATATCAAAAGTGCAAATTCTATTTGTAGAATATTATTTTATTCTTCACTTTCAGCAGCAACTTGGTCAGATGTTATTCCACCAGTTCAACTTATTATTACTTATCCTACGACATTGAATACATGGACATCATGGTATACACTAACTACTACTGCTTCTGATATTACTGGTGCAGCCGTTGGCTATTGGTATAGTGGTTATTGGGATGATCCTACATTTAGTGAATTGGCTCGTCATATATTTAATACAACAAGTAGTCATACAATTAAATTAAGGGCAAAATTAGATTATCAGAGTAGTTCTGCAGCTGGTAGAACAGTTGAAATAGATTGGGGTGATAATTATATTCAAAGTGTTACTTATGCAAGGGCTGGGTATTGGTTAGGTGAAAATGATAAATTTGCCTATATAAAAAAAGCAACGGAAAGTCCACCAGAAGCACTTTATGGTGACATTAAATATGTTATTTTAGGCTATTAAAAAGGTGGCTAAAGCATGGAAAATGATAATGAAATATTGAATGAACTACGTATTGAAGTCGCTAAACAGAAGGAAAATATTGACAGTGACTACGTAGAAATACTGAAACGTATTCGAGACGAAAACTATTCAAAGCTCAAAAACGAAGGTGGTTCCAAACTAATTGACAAGGAGTGAAAATAGTGGATGAGCTAGTACTCACGTTGAAAAAGATAGAAGAGCAGTTGACCAATCTCAATATGGAAGTAGAAAAAAATCAAGAGTGCAACAATAAGCAAGACAAAGAGATTGAAGCACTCAAAGTTCAAGTAGACAAAATCATCCGAAAGTTCGATGATACCGACTATCAAATACAGAAAGTTTCACTCAAAGTAGAACAGCTTTGGAAACATCTCGACAACAGTTGGCAAGACAATTTGAAAGAGGATATGCAAAAGTTTGTGACTGAGATGACAGCAAAAAACTACGAGTTTATGTTAACAGTCATGGAAGAAAAGATGAGCAAAGAGCGAAAACGAGCAGATTTTTGGTACAAATTGATTTTAGCTATTTTTGGTACAGGTGGAATTGTGGCAATAATTTTGAATCTCCTCTTATAGGAGGTGAGAATTTATGCCGTTTCAATACAGAAAAGAGAACGGGAGATGTTATGTGAGATGGGGTTCACGAGGTACAAAGTTTTTTTACGAGTGTGGGAATAGTGAAGCAAGAGAAAGAGCAAGAAAAAAAGCAGATGAAGATAGAAAACGTATAGAATATTTTAGACGCAATAGTTAGTGTTAACTATATGAAAAATACTACATATTGTATGCATCTAAAATGCCCCAGAATCGATTTTAGTTACTTAGCCTATGTAATTATACTCAGATGAAAAATCAAAAGCATTTTAAAGCCTTTAAAAAGGAGGTATGGAAATGACGTTTAATGAACTTTATAATCTTGTCAAAAAATATGCAGATTTGTACTGTGTAGACCCGTTTTTGATTTTGGGAATTATCTACACAGAATCAAGCGGGAATCCTGAAGCGGAAAGCTTTTTCACAGACGAGAACGGAAACAAGAATATAGTTGCTCGAGGTTTGATGCAACTCACAAAAATAGCTGTGAAAGAAGTGAATCGAGTTTACAATCGAAAATTCATATTTGATGATATGTTGGACCCCGAAGCAAATATTGAATGTGGGGTATTACTGTTTAAACACTATTTTGAGTATTGGAAAAAGAATGCTATTGAGCCGTTTGCACTGCAACTTGCTTTGTTGAGCTATTCTTGGGGTATTACGGCGGTCATAAATTGGTTGACGAAAACAAAGTCAGATAATAGGTTCATCGATGAAGCAATTCCTCCTGAAAAGCAATATTACAACGAATCTGTAACGTTTTGGTATATGAAGACAAAAGCAATCGTTGAGGAATTGCAAAAAGGGGAAAGACAGAATGGATGAGTTGCGTGAATATATCGAATCAATAAAATCAGATTTTATGTTTATCGAAGATAATAAAATATATCTTTCACCTGCAATGTTCAATTTGTCAATGAATGAAATAGTCAATGTTGTAGAAGAATTGAAATATGAATATGAAGTGAAAGAAAGTGCGACAACGGGTAAATACGTCATTGTATATTTATCAAAAAAAGGTGGAATTTATTAAACAAATTTTCAATATTCAAAAATAAAGAATTGGAGGTGACTACGTATGAGTGAAGCTATTTCTGTAATTGTAACATTGATTGTGGTATTTGTGATTCAAATGTTGAAACCTGAATGGTTTATGGGATGGTTGTTGGGATTTTTAAACAAGAAACTCCCAAAACATGCAAACAAGATTGAAAATGCTCTTGGATATAAACTTGTAGAAACGGGAATATACACGTTAAAAAGCAACGAAGACAATGAAAAAATCAAAGTGGCAATTGATGAGATGGAAAAACAGCTTAAAATCATAGAAGAGGAAATCAGACTTTTTTTAGCGTAGACAGTTTTGAGGATATTGTATTTCACGTGGAAAAAGGGAAAATATATTTCTACAAACTACCTGGCGCTATCCCAAAACCAGCTCATGAGTGGTTAGAAAGTATTTTAGAAAAGATAAACGAAGTAACAATGAGTGAAAAGGACAAAAAACAAATAGAGAAATGGACTGAACAACTACAAGAAAGTTGGAAAAACTTGCATAAATAACCTCCATACCCCGTACCCTCCTTTTTTAGCCCCTGAAAAGGGGCACTTTTTTTGGTATCGACGAGAAGACCTCTAAAACGCTCCAGAATGAATTCACACCCTCTTCCTGTATGATTTTATTGCTTGCATATATAAAATTGATTGTAGCGTGTCTGAGACGCATGCAAAGGATATAAAAAAATCTATAAGTTGTCCCTTAATAATAATTTAAACAAATATATATTATATTATAATAGAATAGATACAAAATATTAATATAAAAGGGTTGACTTTTTCTAAGATATATGATATAATATAATAGAAGATAAAAATAAAAAGGAAGTAAAGAAAGCAACGAGTGCAAAAATGTAATAGAATATTTAGAAACAATTAATATAAAAAGGTTGACATATATAATATAATATGATATAATATAATAGAAAATAAAAAAGGAGGTATGAAAATGAAAAATACAATGGGAAGTCAAATAGAAATGGTGAAAAAGGGAAAACAAAATCAGAAGGAGGGGAATGGAATGAAAATGGTAGTATATGAGCATGATTGTATGGGGGCAGCTTCTTACCACTTAGGGAAATATAAACATTGGGCAAAATTGATAACTGGTGTAGATACTACAAAAACGAATGGTTTTGCATTTCAGGGAGAATGGTTGCAAGTAACAAGTCAAAATTTAGTTCCAAACGGATCTTTGGTTGTTGAATTTTGCGGATATGATGGAAAGGAATTTAAATTATATAGAGTTTCTGAAAATGGAAAAGAAGAAATAGCAGTAGCAGAAAGAGGAAAATTGATTGAATTCATTAGAATTGCAGCAGAAGAACTAGAAAAAGGAACAGAGGAGCAAGAAGAAACCGCTGAAGAAGTAGAAAAAGCAGAAGAAGAGCAAGAAGTAGAAGAAGAAATAGAAGAAGTTGAAAAAACAGAAACAATCAAAACAGAAGAACAAAAAGAAACAAAAGAAAAAAATAAAAAGGAGGAGAAGGAAATGAGGAACGAAAAAGAGAGAAGAATCTTGATAGACTTTATCGAAGAAGAAATCATGGATAAAGGATTCGACGAGGATGGAGACTTCTTATTGAACGTATCTGATGTAACAAACTTTAGTGATGAGGAAATCATAGAGGTTGTAGAGGGTTTAGGTTTGAATTGTGAAAAAGCGGAAGGAGACGGGAATTTTTGGATATCACTACCTGAAGAGTATATTTTGCCTCATCAAAATCTCATGGAGATATATTTCGACAATCAAGGGCCGATGACAGATGATGATATGATTGAAGTCTTAGATTATTATATAAACGCACACAGAAAGGAATTAGAAGAGTTCGGGTGCATAGCATTGGACACTTCTCGTTGGAGTTATGTAAATATCGAACAGATTGAAAGGGTTGCGGGATATTTACACTTTGATTGTCACTGCAAAGGATATGAGGAAGAGGATTGGGATGGATATATCACTTTATATCCTTGGGGGTAAAATATTTACATACTTTTTACAAATATCGCTTGACAAATATAATATAATATATTATAATAGTATTGACAATCAATAAAGGAGGAAAAAGGAAATGTCAGAAAGAAAACTTTTTAACGATTTAGGAGAATATGTTGGAAGAGAAAGAAAAATTTATAACGAATTTGGTGAAGTAGTAGGTAGTTTTTTTGAAGAAGAAGTAAAATTTTTTGATAATGTTATTTATTGGGATTATTTAAAAGGAAATGGATATTATTCATTAGCTACTGGTGATACTGTTGAAAGAGAAGCATTATATTTAACAAAAGAAAACAAATGGGTTTTAGAAAGATATGACGCAGGAGAAAGAAATTTTATGAAATATATTTCAGATGAAGAAGCTTTAAATTGGTTAAAAAAGAATTTATATGATACATATGAGAAAGAAATTTATCAAAACTTAGAAAGAAAAATAAAGAACCAAAAAATTTAGGGGAGGTAGTAGAAATGAAAAAGTACGAAGGGATATATCAGGTAGAAATTAAAAAATTTGAGGAAGTATTTCCGGAAGTTTATGAAACATTGGTTGAAAAGTTTGAGAAATATTATGAAATAATTGTAATGAAATACATGGAAGAATGGAAAAATGAAGGTATAGTCAAGATATATGTAGAAGGAGAATACACAGATTATTTGCCAGAATGGCCTTCAAAGCAAGGTGATGATGTACCATGGACTTGGGATTACACCGAAGATATTACGGAAAAATTAGAAGTTTTGAAAGAATATAGAGAATTTTAAATATTGGGAGGATATCTTCCTCCCTTTTTATCCTACCTACAAGGAATAACAATAAAAGGAGGTATTAGGAATGGAAATCACGGAAATTGTAAAAAAGATTAAAGAAATTAAAGAAATTGAACAACGAGCGAAAGAAGCAAGGCGAGAACTTGAGAAGAAACTTTTTGAAAGCGTAGATAAACCTATTGACGGCAAGCCTTTATGGCTCAGCGATGAAGCCAAGATTGTATGGCGAAACGAGGCAAAGATTTCACAAAAAGCAGGAAAACTTTGGCTTGAGAAGAACCCAGAGTTATCGAAACGAATATTCAGCATTACTGTAAAACCAAAAATTTCGGTTATTTCACAGTTAGAACGAACTTTAAATATGGATGAGAAATTGCCGAATTGGATGCAAGATTTTGAGAAATTGAAAGAAGATATTATCATCGAAGAAAAACCGAGATTAGAATTTATTGATGAGGAGGTAGAAAAAGATGAGTAAAGAAATCGAAAAGAAACAAGAAAATGTGGAATTGGAAAGCCAGGAAAAAATAGAACTTGTGAAAAGGATGTTTGCGAAAGGGGCTACCGATGACGAATTCGCAGTGTTTCTCGAACTTGCAAAACGTTATAACTTGGACCCTTTTAAGCGACAGATTTTTTTCTTGCCAGATAAGCGGCAGAACGAGCCCGGGAAAATTATGGTTTCGCATGCTGGGCTTATTCATATCGCCCACAATTCGGACCAGTGGGCAGGTATGAAAACTTTCATAATTACGAAAGATGGAGAAGAAAAATTGATTGTAGATGACCCAAAAGATATTGCGGGGGCTGTATGCTATGTCTACCGCAAAGATTGGAAGGAGCCGTTGATTCATGCGGTTTCGTTCCGAGAATATTTCAAGCAGAATAATAGCAATATAGGACCGTGGTATTCGATGCCGCAAACAATGATAAAAAAAGTAGCAGAGGCGGGTGCGTTGCGAAGAGCTTTTGATTTAGGCGGATTGTACATTGAAGAAGAAATGGATACTTCATATGTACAATATGAAGTACCAGAAGAAAATGTTGAAGAAACTGTAGAAGAAGAGACAAAAGAAACTCGAAAATCAGTACCAAGTGCGTATATAACAAGGTTACATTCGAACATTCAAGCTTTTGCTAAAAAATACGGTAAAAAAGAGCAAAATATTGAAAAATATCTCGAGAAAAAGATTGGAAAAAGAATGGAAGAATTTGATATTGACGATATCAAGCAAGCTATAGAAATATTGAAAAGCTTGATAGAGAAAGAAAAGGCAAAAGAGAAAAAACAGCAAGAAGAAATCAAACCAGAAGACTTTGAAATAGTTGTAGAAGAACCTGTAGTGGCAGACAAAATTGACGAAGAAATAGATGAATGGCAAAAGAAAATTGACGATGCCTTTTCGGAATTCGGGGAGTGAGGTGAGAAAATGAGCAGATACAAGTATAAATACAAATATTTATCAAAGACGGTTTATGTCCCAGAAGAGTATCAAGCTTTTTTTGAAAACTTGGAAGAATATGCAAAAAAAATAAATCGAAGTCAAAGCTATGTAATTTGTGAAGCGGTAAGGGAATATATGGAAAAGAGATTTGGTGGAACAGAAAACATATAAAAAGTTAATAAAGTTGTAATTTAAAATGTTGACTTTTTAAAAGATTAATGATATAATAAAGATGATGGAAGTGTAGGTGAGAGATACTTCGTACTTGCGTAGGTGGGTAAAGAAAAGGCTCTCATCGCAGTTTCTCCACAGAAGATAATTTTTTTTTGAAAGTGTTAGAAGTGGTTACTTCGCATTGAACGCGTGTGATACAGGTTCGAATCCTGTCGGTACGGAGTAATCCTACCGTAGCTCAATAGGGAGAGCGCATTTTAGACCACTTCAAACAGTTTCTTCAAAAAAAAGATTTGCTCGGAAGTGTAAGAAACGGTTACTTCGCCTGTTAAGCGCGAGGTTGTGGGTTCGAATCCTACCGGTATGGGGAAACCCTACCGTAGCTCAATCGGTAGAGCGCGTTTATGTACCGTTTCAATAGTTACTCCGAGCTCATTACAAAAAAAGCCTGTGGAGAGATACCACGGGCTTTTATTATTTTAGGGAGGTGTAGAAAATGGCAAAGTTTCAGAAACAAGCAAGAGAAAGAGAGTTTGTTAGAAATTACGAGGGTGAACGTGTATATCGTATGACTCCTGAAATGGAGTTGTACGAAAGAGTGTTGACGAATCTTGTTGGGGAGGAGAAGTTCTATACTTCGGGAAAAGAAGACCTTGAAAATCTCAAAAACGTTGTACAAAAAGTGTTAGACAGTGACCCGAAGTTTGTACTTCAACTTGCAAACTATGCGAGAAATTTTATGTATTTACGCTCAGTCCCAATATTGCTTTTGGTTTTGGCATCTTTGAACGATGGTGCAAAGCCATATGTCAGAGAGTATGTCCCACGAATTGTGAAAAGGGCAGATGAATTGTCTGAAGTTATAGCACTTTTCAACTTGCTTGTAGGAGATATTGGTGACAAAGCTCCGAAAGGCTCTTTACCAGCATCGTTGAAAAAAGGGTTGGCTGATACTTTTGAAAGTTTCGATGAGTATCAGCTCAATAAATACAAAACTGGCTTAAAAGATGTTCTACGGCTCACACATCCGAAACCGAAAGATTCGTACCGAAACCAGTTATATCGCTATTTGATATACGACGAAGTGGGAGAGGAGCTTAAACAAATACGAGCTTTGAAGAAATTGCTACAAAAGAAAGAATTCGATGCCGAAGCTCTCGAGCTCATTCAAGAGTCACATGCAACTTGGGAACTTGCAATATCCCACTTCGGAAACAAAACCGAAGTTTGGAATGCTCTTGATATCCCGTTCATGGCTGGTTTGAGAAATCTTAGAAACTTGCTTGAAACGGGGGCATATCAAGCTTTGGACTCGGTCGTTGAAAAATTGAAGGATGAAAAAGCCGTATTGAAGTCGAAACAGTTCCCATTTCGGTTTTATTCGGCATACAGGGAAGTTTCGAGCCTCTCAAATGTTTCGAGAGAATACAAAGAAAAGGTTTTGAGAGCTCTTGAAGTTGCGTTGTTTTTGTCTGTGAAAAATATTCCAAAACTTCCTGGAAAAACTACAGTAATTGTTGATACAAGCGGGTCAATGACAAACTATATATCGCAATATTCGTCAGTGTCGTATGTAGATATAGCATCCCTAATGGGAGCTATAGCAAATTATATTTCAGACAATTCTTTGGTTATAGCTTTTGCTTCATCGGCAAAAAAAGTTTTGTTAGATTTGGACCGAGGAATCCTCAAAAATATGGAAACAATCAAATCAACGGATGTAGGTATGTCCACATATGTTGAAGAAGCCATAGAATTGCTTGAAAAATCAGATTTCGAACCAAATCGAATATTGTTGTTTTCAGATATGCAAGTTTACTCCCAAAGTGGGAGTGACAATGCAAGAGGTAGCATAAACGGATATTTGCAAAGACACGGCAGACCATATTTCTATTCGTTCGATTTAGCTGGTTACGGAACTGCGATTCAACCTGCTCAGAAACAGAGAGTGTTTCTGTTCAGTGGTTGGAGTGAAAAAATGTTGGAGTATATTGCTATGGCTGAAAAAGAGCCTTTCAATATACTCCAAGAAATAAAAGAAAAATATTAAGAGGGGAAATAGCTCCCCTCTTTTTTGTACGAAACGGAAACTTGACACTCCCAATCCCCTGAAGGAGATGGGATTCTTAGCAGCTCTTTAGGCTGCCTTCCATGGAGTATTTTTAACTCCATGGCCACAGAGGTGCGGCTT